GATACTAGTCAGCCTACAGGGATTGACGATTCTGTTCGTGCACGTGCAATGAAATTTTTAGAAACAGGTAGAAAAGACGAAGAGTCTACGCCTTCTAAGCCAAGAACTATGGTTAAGAAGACCACTAACACTATTGTTGAATCACCAAAATCTAAAGATTCTTCTGAGCCTAAAGGATTTAGAGTTCCTGAAGCAGAGCCGGGATTAGAGAATGTTAGTCCTGAATTAGATTTATTGCCGATTGGTAAAGTTGCAGGCGCATTAGGCGCAGGATACATGGGCGCAAGAGCACTTGGTAAACGTATTCTTGGCAAAAGAGCGGCAGAAGCACTAGAAAAAGTAGCAGAAAAAACTGCTAGAACACGTTCTAGTGGTGCAATGAAAGGTGATTTTAAGCCTGACGAGATTCGTGAAGGGTTTAAACGTGGAGGCAAAACCAAAGCGTATAAAGCAGGTGGCGCAGTAAAGAGAAGTTCTGCATCTAGCAGAGGTGATGGATGTGCAGTTAAAGGTCACACACGTGGCAAATACATGTAAAAGGAGTATTAAATGAATAAATTAACTAAAGAATCAATGGAGCCACGTAGCGGTCCTGATATGGAGCGTCACGATGCGTTTATTGCAGAACACGAAGTAGAAGGTCATAAGCATCACAAGCATCACTTCATGAAGCATTCTGAAGGTGGTCACAAGCATCATATGGACCATGTTATGGCAATGTGTGGTGGTGGTTACATGGGTAAGAAAAAATGAGAGCCTCTCGTGGCATGGGTGATATAAACCCATCCAAAATGCCTAGCGGTGTTCGTAAAGCCCGTAGAGATGATACGGACTTTACTGAATATGCAGAAGGCGGTGCAGTTTGGAATAAGCCTAGACCAAAAGGTTTAGGCAAACCAAAAAAAATGAGTCCTGCTAAAAAGGCTAAAGCAAAAGCAATGGCTAAAGCCGCAGGAAGACCATATCCTAATTTAATTGATAACATGAAAGCATCAAGGAGAGATAAATGAGTTTATTTGACAAAATAGAAGAGCATGCAGAACATATTCTTCAAGTAATGAAACAATTAATGCAACATCAAGTTGAAGCGTTTGGTGGTGCAAGTGAAGCAACTCAAGAGGTTGTAAATGTTTTAGAGCAACATCTTTCACCTGTTGTAGAGGCTGTTGTTGAACCTGTAGCGGAACCTGTTGTAGAGCCTACACCTGTAGTAGAAACCTCTGTTGCAGAAGTTGTTCCTGAAACTCCTGTTACCCCTGCTCAGTAATGGCATTAACATCAGGCATATCTAGTTTTAACCTTGACCTAACAGAGTTAGTCGAGGAATCTTTTGAACGCTGTGGTTCCCAATTGCGTTCAGGATATGACCTGCGTACTGCACGTAGGTCAATTAACCTGATGTTAACTGAATGGGCTAATAGAGGTATTAATCTTTGGACGGTTGAGGAAGAGTCAATTCTTTTAACCACAGGTCAAGCATTCTACAACGTTCCTACTGACACCGTAGATATTCTTGATATGGTTACAAGAACAAGCAATACCAATACAACCAATCAACAGGATATTAATTTAAGCCGTATTTCTGAGTCCACATACTCAACAATACCAAATAAATTAACTACAGGTAGACCTATTCAAGCATGGTTTAACCGTCAATCAGGTAATGCTGATATTAACAATAATGTTTATTTAGCGCAGAATATTACATCCGCTACGCAAAATACAATTGTTTTGGCAAACGTTGACGGTAGTTCTTTGGTAAATTTAAGGTCTAGTGGATACGTACAGATTGATTCTGAAATTATTGGATATTCCAATATTAGCAACAATACCCTGTATAACTGCTATAGAGGTCAAAATGGAACGACTGCTACAACACATACAGCAGGAACTTCTAATTTAATTACAGTTCAATACTTGCCCAATATTACTGTCTGGCCCACACCTGATGCAGGAGGTGGTCCGTATACATTGGTTTATTGGCGCATGAGAAGGCTTCAGGACGCAGGAACAGGTGTTAACATACAGGATATCCCATTCCGCTTTATTAATTGCTTTGTGGCAGGTTTATCGTACTTGTTGAGCGTAAAAATACAAGGGACAGACCCTAACCGTGTTTTGTTTTTAAAACAAGACTACGAAGAGCAATTTGATTTAGCCGCTGCGGAAGATAGGGAAACTGCACCAGTTCGTTGGGTTCCTAGAAATATGTTCTATTCGAGGTAATCATGCCCTCAAGATATGCATCAGCCAAACACTCGATTGCAGAATGTGACCGTTGTGGTCAACGTTATAAACTTACACAGTTAAAAAAGTTAGTAATTAAGACCAAGATTACCAACATTAAAGTATGCCCTGAGTGTTGGGAGCCTGACCAACCACAGTTAAGGTTAGGTATGTACCCTGTAAATGACCCACAGGCTGTATGGGAACCAAGACCTGATATTTCTTATTCAGCATCAGGTGTAAATATTTTAGGATATCCTGACGATGGTAGTAGACAATTTCAATGGGGATGGTATCCTGTAGGGGGTTCTAGTGCATTTGATAGAAATTTAACACCTAACTACTTAGTGGCAGTTGGGAATGTACATAACGTAACTGTAACGACAACTTAGGAGTTTAAACATGGCATACAATAAAGCAGGCGATGGCAGAGTCATTAAAAAAGGAAAAACAAACGTTGAAGTTTTTCCAACTGACGGTCCACACATTGTTCAAAATATGAAAACCAAAGCAGGTAAAGGTTTAAACGCTGCATATAAAGCAGTTGGAAGAAATCTTGCTCGTGCTCACAATCAAAAGTCAGGGAGCAAATAATGGCTAAGGAAATTAAACCTACAACCAAAAACAGTTCTAAGATGCCTTTAGGACACGCAAGGTATAACAAGCCTGCTGAAGATTATGCACCTCCGCATACTATGGCAGGTAAAAGAATCACCGGTCAAGAACCGATGGAACATGGTGAATATGCGGAAGAAAAAGCCGCTAGAAATGTTACTTTAAAAGACCCCATCAGAAATGGTGTTGGATATGGTAAAACCATGGAAACAAAGACCACGGGACAAGAAATGCGTGGTTATGGAGCAGCAACCAAAGGCAAGATGTCACGTGGGCCAATGGCTTAATTAACTATAAAGAGGAAAAAATGATTATTAATTTAGAACGAAATGAGTTTGATTTTATTGTAAATGTATTAGGTGAAATGCCAACGAAGAGTGGCGCATTTATTCTTTTACAAAAATTAACTGCTCAAAAGGCAAATCAACCTGTTATGCAACCGATTGAACAACCCGTTGAACAACCTGTAGAAGCAACAGTGCAATAATGAACTACGTACAGTTATATCAAGCAATACAAGATTACGCTGAAAATACAGAGGCTTTATTTCAAGCCAATATACCTGTGTTTGTACAGCAATGTGAAGAACGTGTTTTTAACACGATTAACTTTCCGTCTTTGCGCAAGAATGTAACTGGTAGTTTGACTGCGGGCAACCAATATCTCAGTTTACCTGATGATTGGTTGTCCACTTACTCTATAGCAATTTACACAAGTGATTACACAACAGTGCCATTCACTTACCTATTAAACAAAGATGTTAACTTTATACGTGAAGCGTATCCAAGTCCAACATCTCAAGGAACACCTAAATACTATTCTATATTTGGACCTAACTACAGCAATACCTTAGAGTTAAGTTGCATATTAGGACCTACTCCTGACCAAAACTATAATGCAGAGTTGCATTATTTCTTTTACCCACCTTCCATTGTTCAAGGAATGATTACTACAGTAGGAGCGTTAACAGGTGGTGCAAATTACACCAATGGAACATATGAAAACGTTCCTGTAACAGGTGGTTCAGGACAGAATGCAACTTGCACCGTAACTGTGGCAGGTTCAACTATTACGTCATTTACTATTAACAATGGCGGTCAATTTTTTGTTGTTGGTGACACACTTAGTGTTAGTGCATCAAGCATTGGCACAGGCTCAGGCTCAGGGTTTTCCACTACTGTTACGGCTGTAAATAACTCAACAGGTAGAAGTTGGCTTGGTGATAATTTTGACCCTGTTCTTTTATATGGCTCTATGCGTGAAGCAATGCTTTTTATGAAAGGCGAACAAGATTTAATAACGTATTACGAGCAAAAATATACAGAAGCCTTAATGCTTGCTAAACGTCTTGGTGATGGTCTTGAGCGTGGTGATTCTTATCGTGATGGTCAAACCAAACTTAATACCAATATTAAGGGTAATGCTGCGATATGATAATTCAAGGACAAACTACGCAGTTTAAGGTGAACCTTTTAAGCGGATTAGAAAACTTTGCCGTTGGGACTCCTTATGTTTACAAAATTGCTCTTTATAATGCCAACGCTAATCTTACTAATAGCACTACTACTTATACTTCTACTAACGAGGTTGTTGGAACTGGGTACACCGCAGGTGGACAAATTCTTACTATTATTAATCCGCCTACAGGTGATACTGCTAACAATATCGCTTGGATATCTTTTGCTAATGTAACATGGAACGCAGCCCTTACTGCAAGAGGGGCGTTAGTTTATAATAGCACTACAAATGCGGCTTGTTTTGTGTTAAATTTTGGTAATGACATAACGAGCAATAAAACCTTTACAGTAACTTTCCCTACAGCAGGGTCAACCACAGCAGTAACAACCATTTCTTAGGAGCATATATGACAAATGAATTAGCAAGTTGCGGTGATAACGCTGTAGCAACTTTACAAGCAAACGTAGTAATACCTGAAGGTATGGGTGTAGCAGGGCATTATTATGTTGAATGCCGTGATGCAAATGGCAATTTAAAATGGGAAGAAGACTTTCCTAACCTAGTTGTTGCAGTAGGTAAACAGTTAATGCTTGATACTCTATTAAAAGGTTCTTCATATACTGTTGTTGGACCATTCCTTGGTTTGATTGGTAACTCAACAACATTTGCCGCTGCCGACACAATGGGCTCACATACATGGACTGAGTTTATTAACTACACGGTTGGTGGTTCAGCAGTACGTGGAACAGCAGTATTTGGTTCTTCTACTTCATCAGGAACTACACCATCTAACGTAACAACATCTACAGCAACTGCAATTACTTATACGATTACAGGTGGTGGCGGAACAGTTTATGGATGTTTCTTAGTAACAGGTTCAGGTGCTGTAAGTACACAATCAAGTACAGCAGGTGTCTTGTATTCTGAAGGTAATTTTGCTGTTGCTAAAACAGTTACAGCAGGCGATACAGTAAGCGTTACTTACTCGACAACAGCAACAAGTTAAGGAGTCCTAAATGGCTCTAGTAGTTTATGACCGAGTTCAAGAGACTACGGCAACCACAGGCACAGGCTCGATAACGCTTGGTGGAGCCGTAGGAGGATATCAATCCTTTGCTGTTATTGGCAACGGGAATACTACTTATTACTGTATTGTTAATGGAACGCAGTGG